GGAGGGCATAAGATCGTTGATACTGCCTGCAGAGGTGTGCAGAAGGGGTGCAAGCGGAGCCTTGCAATCGTAGGCGAGGTGTTGTATTACAAATCGCTTACAGGCATCTGCGTATATGACGGATCGCTGCCGGAGTGGATTTCCCAAGCGTTTGGGAATGTAATGTACAAAAACGCTGTGGCAGGTGCGCACGGAAGCAAATATTACGTGTCTATGCAGGGACCGTCCGGTGAATGGCATCTGTTTGTATACGATACGGAAAAAGGGCTATGGCATCGGGAAGATGATCTACAGGTGGATACCTTCTGCAGCTGCCGTGGAGTATTGTATGCCATCAAGCATGGTACAGGAGAAATACTGACGCTGTGCGGAGACATCAGTGAGAAGCCAGAGCAAATAGAGTGGCTGGCGCAAAGCGGAATGCTGGGGCTTTCTATGTCTGACAGAAAGTATATATCCAGGCTGCAACTGCGTTTGCAGTTGCCTGTCGGCTCGGTCCTGAGCTGTTGGGCAGAATACGATTCCTCGGGGAGATGGGTGCATCTGTTCACGGTTGCAGGACGGGGTACAAGGGCGGTAACGTTTCCAATCAAGCCGGTCCGGTGTGATCACATGCGCCTGCGATTGGAAGGCAGAGGCGATATGAAGCTGTTTTCCATTACAAAAACGATCGAGGGAGGAAGCGATATCCGATGAGAATACCGTATCCCAAAATTTGCGGAGAAGAGCGTCAACAGCTGACACAGATCCGCAATTATCTGTATCAGCTGGCAGAGCAGTTGAATGTTGAAGCGCAGAGTGACAGTCAGGTGCGGAATGCTTCACTCCATGCTGCCGGTGGGAAGGTTACCGGTGAAACAGTGGATGCTGCGGGATCACCTGGGAGCAGTTTTAACCAAATCAAAAGCCTGATCATCAAATCGGCGGAGATCGTGAATGCTTATTATGAAGAGATCAAACGCCGCCTGGAAAGCGTGTATGTGGCAAAATCGGACTTTGGGGAATATCAGGAGAAAACCTATCAGGATATCGAAGAAAGCGCAAAAAGGATCACACGGCTTTTTAGAAACCTGCAAACGATCACGGGCGAGGTTGAAAAAGTAATTAAAGTGACAGCCAATATTCAGACAGGTCTTTTGTACTACGTTGACGGTGGCGGAGATCTGTTAGCGCCGGAGCTTCCGGAGGGAACACCGGTTTACGGCGTCGAGATCGGGCAGACTACAGAGCTGGACGGTGAAGATGTGTTTCAAAAATTCGCACGCTTCACCGCTTACGGTATGGCTTTCTACGATGAAAACGGCATGATTTCCGCATATATCACTAACCAGCAGCTGCGAATTCCGCAGGCTGTGATCGAGATTGCATTGACACGTGGCGGTTTTGTGGAAGTGATCGGAAGTGACGGCGGAAGCGTTGAAAGATGGGTAGGTGTATGATATGGCAATTGATGGAAAAATTGAGGGAACGACCTCGAATGAACATATTTCTGCTCTGATCACCTGGAAAGCGGAGAAGAATATAAATGGGAATTACTCAGATGTCACCGCAACGCTTACGTACTCCCGTACAAATTCCGGATACACGACTGCCGGATATTGGTCCGGCAGCTTGTCCATCGGTGATTCTGAAAAGGAAATAACCGGTGCATACATCACGATCACAAAAGACAGCAATACTGTGGCAATCACCCACACTGCCAAGGTAGAGCACAACGCAGACGGCAGCATGTCTGTGCATATCAGCGCAACCGGTAAAATGGCAAAGGGAACGTTGAGCTCTACGACCATAGGCGATGATGTAGAACTGGAGACGATACCGAGAGCCAGCAGCATAACCGGAGCGGATGACGTGGTACTGGGAAGCAAATGCAATGTGCGGTGGACACCGAACAGCAGCGCATTCCGGTATAAGCTGACGTTTTCCTTGGGTGATTGGAGCCATACTACCGAAAAGATCCACCCTAACAGAACCAGCAGCTATAGCTATACGGGGTATATGCTCCCTGTGGCGGTGGCGGAGGAGATCACCCAGGACAGTCAGGCAACCATGGATGTGACCCTGACAAC